ATTCAGCAGATATTCGGCACTGGCGGTTCACCTTCGGCTGCGGGTTGGGCTTTGACCACCGGGATTGCGTCTACCTTGAACACGACATGGGCGCGCTACACCGCGACGATTGCCGTGCCATCGGCTGCGGGCAAGACGACTGGCACCAACAACGACAGCAGCACAGTGCTGGCTTTTTGGTTTTCCTGTGGCACGGACAACAACGCCGTGGCCGGCAACATCGGCGTCCAATCCGGGACCATAATCATCTGGGGCGTCCAGCTTGAACTCGGCCCCACGGCCACGCCGCTCGAAAAGCTCGATCCGGTTACGGACCTGCAACGGTGCCAGCGGTTTTATCAAACGGGTTTCATACAACTGGCCGGCAACGCGGCGGCGGGTGCGGGTAACAACTGCACCATACCCTTCCCGGTCACGATGCGAGGAATGCCAGCCGTTACGCCTACGTTCACCAACCAAACCAACTGTAGTGGCTCCACTATCTATGTCATAAGCCCCGGATTTTACCAGCCATACACGATAGGGACTGCTGCGGGGGGCTATACGGTTATTGGCACTTTCACCGCCAGCGCGGACCTATGAACATGATCAGCATCCTCATCTATATCCTCATACTTTGTTTGGTGTTCGGAGTTATTTATTACGTTATAACTCTGATCCCGCTGCCCGCGCCATTCGCGTTGATCGCCCAGGTGATCCTCGCCCTGGTGCTGGTCCTGTGCCTGCTGGACATCCTCCTCGGCGGGCGCTTCGTCGGCGGGCCATGGAGGCTGCCGCCATGATCAGCCCCCGCGCCCTCTACTACACCACCATCGGTTTGACCTTCCTCGCCCTCTACACTGGCGGATGGCTTCCGTGAGATGGCTGATGAACTACCGCCCCCGCCCAAGCGCCCCACATGGCTCACGCTTTCCGTCGCGGGCGCGGCTGTCTCCGTCATCATCTACGTGTTCGTCATCGGCAGCGAAATAGGAACCATGCGCCAGCAAACAACCGGCCATGAGCTACGCATCACGGCGCTGGAAACGCACGGGTCCGGCCCGGTTCAGTCCGCCGCCGCCAAGGTGGACGCCGTGACCGCGAGGGCTGACCGGATATTGACCGAGCTGCTCGCCATGCAGAAACAGATCGCCGAGCTTCAGTCCGGCCAGCAAAGCAACGCCCTCGTCCTGCAACGGCTGCAAGAGGACATGGCCAAGGAACGGCGGCCGTGAGCGAGTTCGACCGCGAAGGCCCGGTCTGGCGCAAGGCCCCGCTGGTCGAAGCGCCGCCATTCATCCATGCGTTATATTCGGAGGTCGTCGGCATGCTCGCCGTCAACCGCAACGCAGAAGCCCGCGACGCCATCGCCACGCTATACGCTTGGGTGCTCAATAACTACCCGACATTCCATCCCGGCCCACCATCGGACATCGCCGCATGAACCAGATGGCACCCACCCAGCCCATGCCGATCTCGGCGGAAACGCGGCTCACCGTGACGCTGACCGCCGCCGCCTGGAACGTCGTCATGGCGCATCTCGATGAAGGCCCGCGCCGCGTCGTCAATGCCATCTGGAACGACATCAACGCTCAGCTCTCCCTCGGCGCGCAGCAGGCCCAACGCCCGGACGCTCGCCAGACGAGCGAGGAGCACTGATGCAACACTCGATCACCTTGCCCTATCGCCGCACCTCGCCGGTCCACGTCCCGCGCGCCGATCTGGTGCTGTCGGCCGCCGATAGCCTGCTGCTCACCGTTGTCGTGGTCGAAAGCGACCACCCATCCGCCCAGGCGATCGTGCTGCACACCGACGAGAACGGCCCGTCAATGCAGCTCGTCCTCTGGGACGACGCGGACTACGGCTACGGCTGGGGCGACTATCAACGCGCCTGGGCGCCTGGGCTGCTGCTGCGATCCACTCCCGGCACGCCCGGCACCGCCGCAGGCAGTTGGGACTTCCATATCGCCACCGGCAGCTTCGCGGACTTCCCGCTGCGCTGCGGCTGGGCAATCCTGCTGCTGTGGAACAACGGCGCGAAATCGTCGGTGCTGGCGCAAGGCATCGCCTCATTCCTGCGGCCCTACTTCACCGGCACGCCGATCACCGCAATTCCGATCGAGCCCGAGCCGCCGATCACCCCGCCCGGCCCGCCCGCGCATCTCGGGCTGATGACCGACGATCTGCACCCGATGGTTATGTCCAACGATCCCACGCGGAAACTGGAGACGTCATAAAATGTCCGGCACTAACATTCGCGTCATCGACCTTCCCGACTTGGGCGCCGTCACCGATGCCAGTTCCTTCGTGATCGACAAGGCCACCGCCACCGGAAGGTTCTCGGCGCTGGCGGTGAAAACCTATTGCGCAGTTACCACCTTGCCCGACGCGCCCAGCAACAACACCCCATACGGCCGCATGAACGCTGCCTGGACGCCGGTGCTATCGGACGCACCGAGCAACAACCTGCCATATGCGAGATTGAACGCGACGTGGTCCCCGGTGGTGCCCGAGGCGCCGTTGACCGGCTCGATCTACGGCCGCGGCAATTCGGGCTGGACCCCGGTGCTGCCGATCACCGGCGGGACGATCAGCGGCAGTCTCGGCACCACCAGCAACATGACGGTCGGCGGCGGGCTCTATACCCAGTTTGTATTGTTGTCGGCGACCAATGCCTACGAATGGCAGTTCTCCGTTCAGCCGGGAACAGGTCATCACGTCCAGCAGCATCGCAGCGGCTGGTATGACCTGTGGGCCTCCGATACCGGAATACGCAGTTGGGTCGGCCCCAGCGGCGTCATGATGTCGCTATCCGGCAGCGGGCTCAATGTCACCGCCGATCTCAACTGCACCGGCTCGCTCTACGTCCCCGGCAATATCACCGGCGCCACCGCCGTCTGGCAAACGGCGGGAACCTTCGGATTCGCCCCCGGCGGGACCGGCCGCAAGTTCTTCTACAGCCCGTCCTATTACTGGGAGTGGAACCAGACCACCGGCATGCTGAATTGGATAAGCAACGGCACGCCGATGTGGAACATGCGTGCGAGCGATGGCCTCACCTTCAACTCCGTCGCGGCGGTGGGTGGCGTCGGCGCCTATGTCAACTCCTCTGATCGGCGAATGAAGACGGGCATTGCGCCCACCAACAAGGGCCTCGCCGAGATCATCCAGCTCCAGCCGGTCAGCTTCACCCGCTCCGATCCCACGACTGGCGCACAGGAGGAAATCGGGTTCGTCGCCCAGGACGTGCAACCGATCCTACCCGAGGCGGTGTGGCAGATGGGCATTCCGCTGCGTGATGGCACGGGCGGGCTGGATTCGGCAGACCCGACGCTGGCGATCTCCGAGGCCACCATCTCCGCGATAAGCGTGAATGCGATCAAGGAACTGAACAGCATCATCACGGCATTGACGGCGCGCATCGCGGCGCTGGAGAACCCCGCCTGATGTCCGACGCGCTTGCCACGCTGCGGAGTGCGCTTTCCCCTAAAGCCGGGATGAAGCGGATTCCGTTCCCGCTGGAGAGCTATCAGCACCCGAGCCTGCCGCTGTCGGCTAAACGCTTGTTGAACCTTATGGCAGAGCAGGCGCCGGCCGATGCACGCACTGCGGCTGCGCTGGTGTCCACCCCGACGCTGCAACCCTACCTCACGGTCGGCACCGGCCCGATCCTGGCGATGAACGATGAACAGCCCGGCGTCATCTACGTCGTCAGCGGGACCAAGGCTTACCGCATCACCTTCTCGCCCGCAGGCGTGCCCACCGCCACGCTCCTCGCCGATGTCGGCACCGCCAACGCGGGCACCTCGCCGTGGAATAACTTCGTGACGATTGCGGCAGGCCCCACCGCCTGCGTGATCTGCGTTCCGCCGCGGGCCTATACCTGCGCGCACCTGCCCGGCTCGGCGCTCAACCAAATCACCGACCCCGATTTCCCCGGCGCATCGAGCGTCTGCTACGTGGACGGCTACTTTGCGTTCTCATCGCTCGGCGACACCGCACAATGGTTCATCTCGCTGCTGCTCAATCCGGCCAGCTTCAGCGCGCTGGACTTCGCATTCTCCGACGCGACGCCGAACGTCATCCGCCGCGTGATCGCGCACCGGGGCCAGGTCTGGACCATCGGCGAGTCCGGCTTTGAAGTCTGGTATGACGCGGGAAAGCCCGACTTTCCGTTCCGGCGCGCATCCGGCGGCGTCATACCGATCGGCACCGGATCTCCGATGAGCGTGTGCAAGGCTGACCAGGGTGTGTGGTGGGTCGGCATTGACGGGCTGGTCTGGCGCTCCGAGGGCTACACCCCGAAACGGGTCAGCACCCACGCCATCGAGGCGATCGTCGGTCCTAACATGGTCGGGCTCACCGCCGTCGCCCATCCCTATCGCGGGCACTGGTTCTATTGCCTGACCACGATCGATAACCGCACCGTCTGCTATGACGTCACCACCGGGGCATGGCATGAGCGCAGCACCAGCACGGACGGCGCCGGGCCATGGAAGGCGGGAGTCGCGGCGGCGGACAACAACAGCCTGCACCTGCTCGGGGATCGGACGACCGGCGATCTCTATACGCTGTCGATGTGGTCCACCGACGCGGGCGTCACCATCATGCGGCAGGCGACGCTGCCCACCGTTTGGGCGGCAACCAATCGCGGCTTTTGCTCGCGCGTCGAGATCGAGATGGAGAGCGGCGGCACGAACTCGCCCGGCCCGGTAACGCTCGAATGGAGCGACGACGGGGCGCGGACGTGGAAGGCCCCGCGGACGATGCAGGCCGGGGCGCCGGGCGATTACACCCACCGCGTTTACACGACGCGGCTGGGATCGTTCAGGCAGCGCACGTTCCGCATCACGACGCATGGCGGGGTGGTCCGGCTATACGCGGTTGACGCCGACATCTCAGTCTTTCCGCAGGCGGCCGCGTGATGGCAGTCACCCCCCGCCTCATCGAGCCGCCATTCTACGACCCGCCGATCTCGAATTACGACAGCGGGCAGCAGCACTCGCAGGCGTGGACGGAATACCACCAGTCCGTTGCCGATCGGCTGGCCGCTATCAATGCCGGGATCACCGATGGCTCCGAGGCCGCCGCTGGCAACGTCGGCGAGGTCATGGCAACCACCGGCGGCGCAGTCGCGATGATCACCAACACCGCCACCAACCTTGCCTCGCTCGCCCTGACGCCGGGCGACTGGGACGTGTCCGGATCGGTGGTATTCACGGCGGGCGCCGGGACGCATAGCTACTTCGGCGTCGGGATCACCAGCATCGACATCTTCGATTTCGCCACCTACCCCGCCACGGCGATCAACCAGATGATGCCGACCACCACGCGCCGGGTGAACGTCACCACCGCAACGACCGTATGGGTGGTGGCGCAGGCGGGCTTTACGGGGACGATGACCGGCACCGGCACGATCAGAGCCAGGCGGATGCGCTAGATGCGGCGCTTCCTCAAGATCTCCGATGGCGTCGAGCCGCTGCCGCTGCGGCTGGAGCTGGCGCGCAACGAGCACCTGTGGGACCAGCGGCCTGACCGGCGAATCTACGCGGGATCACCGCACGCCGCCATGACGGACATCACCGTGCGCTACATGCCCGAGGCCGACCTGACCGACCTTGAGGTGCGGCGGCGCGAGCATCGCAACGTCTTCTGGCCCGCCTGGCACGCGCTGCCCTCGCTGCGCCCGGTGGTGTTCGGCCTGATGGCGCGGGTTATGGCGGTGGAGCTGGGTTCGATCCTCATCACGCGCCTGCCCCCCGGCAAGAGCATCGAGCCGCACAGCGACGCGGGCAACTGGGCGCCGGAATACTACGACCTCAAAGCGCACTGGACAGTGCAGGGCTCGGCGCTGGTGACGTGCGAGGACGAGGCGTGCTGGTTCCATACCGGCGCGATCTGGACATTCAATAACCTGCTAGTCCATAGCGTCGAGAACCAGGGCGACGAAGACCGGATCAGCGTCATCGTGAGCATGAGGGCAACATGAAAGCCGCGCAGCACCAGCCGGACACCATCAGCGTCACGATCTATGGCGGCATTTATTACAAGGTCTGGTATGTGCGCGACGCCGGCACCGTCATTCCGCAGCATGCCCACGAATACGACCACATCACCGCTCTGCTGTCCGGCGTGGTAGCGGTATCGCGGGACGGCGGCGAGCCGGTGGAATACAAGGCGCCGGCCACGATCGAGATCCCGGCGGGCTGCAAGCATTCGTTTACCACGCTGCACGCGCACACCGTTTTCGCCTGCATCCACAACGCTGATCGCCTGGACGACGAGGGCGAGCCGGCGGTGCGTGAGGAACATCAACTGGAAGTGGAGGACTAGATATGCCGTTCGGGATCTCCCTTGGCGGTGCAGCCCTGATCGCGGGCGGCCTCGGCGCGGCAGCGTCGATCGGCACCGGCATCATGCAGGCGAACACGGCTGCCGACGCGCAGGACATGGCGCAGGGGCAGTTCCAGCAGCAGCACACCGAGACGGCGCCGTGGCGCACGACGGGCACGCAGGCGCTCGGCGCCAACGCCGACCT